CTCAGCATATGCGAACGCCTACGCCAGCAAAATTTGTGCAGGTAAAATTAAAGATCCATCTGGTGTAAAGAGAAAAGATTTTAAAGGACGTAAAAAAGCAGCAGGCGGTGGATTAATGGAAGCCACTGAGAGATTAAGAAGACAGGGATTAAAAAAGGGAGGCATTGCAACCGGTTGCGGAAAAGTAATGTCGAATAGAAGAAAAGTAACAAAGGTTTTTTAGAGCCATGGCTAAAAACGGTCTTGATAAATGGTTCAAACAAAAATGGGTTGATATTGGCTCAAAGAAAAAAGATGGATCTTTTTCTAAATGTGGAAGATCAAAACAAAAAGCAGACGCAAAACGTAAGTATCCAAAATGTGTCCCACTTGCAAAAGCAAGAAGCATGTCAGAAGGACAAAGACGTTCCGCTGTAAAAAGAAAGAGAGCAGTAGCTCAAGGAGTTGGTGGTAAACCAACAAATGTAAAAACAATTGTGAAAAGAACAAAAAAAGCAAAAGGTGGACCAGGAGGAACAACAACTCCATACTTTGGTAGATCAATCAAAGGAAGTTATGGCGGTGTAGAATTATCAAATCCATCTTACAGAAAATATTATAAAGGATTAATTTAATGGCAAGAAGAGATAAGATGCCAGCAAGAAACAAGAAGAACTTCAGGCCTACAAAGGCCGGAGCAGGCATGACACGAGCCGGTGTCGCTGCCTATAGAAGAAAAAATCCCGGTTCAAAACTACAAACAGCGGTCACAGGCAAGGTCAAACCTGGATCAAAAGCTGCAGCTAGACGTAAATCATATTGCGCTAGATCGGCCGGACAAATGAAAAAATTCCCCAAAGCAGCAAAAGATCCTAATTCTAGACTACGCCAGGCTAGAAAAAGGTGGAAATGCTAACATTTGAAGATTTAGTAAAAAAACTTAGAAAAGAATTGAGAGACAACTACCAAGCGGTAGGTGACTCAATGATTGCAGGAAATGCAAAAGATTATGAACAGTACAAATATCTGTTAGGTCAAGCGCATGCTTATCAATCTACGGATCAAGCATTAACAGATATACTTAATCAAAACGATAAAAAGGAGAAACAAGATGAGCGAAAAGCTGATAACGTCATCGAATTCGGAAGAAGTTCCGAAGACTAGACTTGCACTTGAAGAAAAATTTAAGAAGCAAGATAAAGCGGAAGTAGACGCGTATGAGCGTTTAAAAACAAAAGAAGAAACTAAACTTCCTAAACCTACGGGTTGGAGAATGATTGTTCTGCCATTTAAAATGCCAGAAAAATCTAAAGGAGGTTTATATTTTGGACAAGAGACTTTAGAAAAACAACAAGTGGCATCCACGTGTGGACTCGTTCTTGCACTAGGACCACATTGTTATGACAAAGAAAAGTTTCCTGAAGGACCATGGTGTAAAAAAGGCGACTGGGTTATTTTTGCACGTTATGCAGGTTCTAGGATACAAATCGATGGAGGCGAGGTAAGAATATTAAACGATGATGAAGTTCTCGCATCTATTGAAAACCCAGAAGATATACTTCATCAATATTAACATAGGAGGAAACTATGCAAGTAGAAGAAAACAAGACAGTTGACATTGATACTTCCGGCCCAGATACTGAGGTCGAATTAAAAGAAAACAAAACAACTGATATTGCTCCAGTTGAAGAGACTGAGGAGCCTGTAGTTGCTGAGACTCAAGAAGCCAGCAGCGAGCAGCAAGAGGCTACGAAGAAAGAAGAAAAGAAAGAAGAATTAGAAGATTATAGTAGAGACGTTCAAAGAAGAATAGCAAAGCTGACTAAAAAAATGCGTGAAGCTGAAAGACAAAGAGACGAAGCTTTAACATTTGCAAAAATCCAAAAAGAAAAAGCAGAGGATTTAAATCAGAAATATTCATCTTTGGAAACAACATCTGTAAAAGATAGGCAAGAGAAAATTACTTCATTACTTGATGCACAAAAGTCAAAACTAGCACAAGCTAGAGAAGCAGGTGACACCAATGCTGAAGTAGAAATCTCAAAGCAAATCGCACAGTTAGGATATGAAGAAGCGAGAATCCAGGAGCTTACAAAAGCTGCAGAAATGCAACCTAAAAAAGCTGAGGAAACCGTAGAAACACCTATTTCAAAATCAATGCCAGAAGTTCAAGTTGACCCTAAAGCAGAGTCTTGGGCAGCAAAAAACACATGGTTTGGTAAAGATAAGGCAATGACTTATACTGCTTTTGATTTACATAAAACATTGGTTGATGAAGAAGGATATGATCCTAAATCAGATGAATACTATACTGAGGTGGATAAAAGAATAAGACTTGAATTCCCTCATAAATTTGATAAACCAGAGTCAACGGAATCGACCAAACCTGTGCAGACAGTAGCGTCAGCGACGCGAAGCACAAAATCAGGTCGCAAAACTGTGAGACTCACGCCGTCTCAAGTTGCAATCGCTAAAAAATTAGGTGTGCCACTTGAAGAATATGCGAAACAATTAAAACTCACGAAGGAGGCATAAGCATATGGAAAACGATAACAAAAAAACCTCTCGTGCGAGCCAAACTAGGGAAAAACAATCCAAACCCAAAGTATGGACTCCACCGTCTGCTTTAGACGCACCCCCAGCGCCAAATGGATTTAGGCATAGATGGGTAAGAGCTGAAAGTCTTGGATTTCAAGACACAAAAAATGTGTCAGGAAGAATAAGACAAGGATACGAATTAGTTAGATCTGATGAATATCCAGATAGTGATTATCCCATTGTCGAAGATGGAAAATACGCAGGAGTGATCGGAGTAGGTGGCCTTGTGCTGACAAGGGTACCGGAGGAGGTCGCAAAACAAAGACAAGCTTATTATGCGAAACAATCGCAAGAGCAAGTCGAAGCTTTAGACAACGACCTTATGAAGGAGCAGCATTCAAGTATGCCAATCAATATTGATAGGCAGACTCGTGTAACTTTCGGTGGATCAAAGAAAAATTAATTTTTTAGCGATTCCCTGGATAAACTTTAATAAGGAGAAAACTATATGGCAAACAAAGACGCACCTTTTGGTATGAAGCCAATTGGAAAAGTCGGTCAAAATAGAGATAACCAAGGTTTATCCGAGTACGATATTGCAGCTTCTGCAACAGCGATCTATTTTCAAGATCCAGTTAAAATGTTAAATACTGGAACAATTGGAGTAGCCGCAGCAGGTGATGCTTTACTCGGTGTACTGACAGGTATCTTTTTTACCGACGCATCAACAAGCAAGCCAACCTTTGCAAATCACTTAGACGCATCTAATGCGGCGACTGATATCAAAGGATTCATTACGGATGATCCGTATGAAAGGTTTGAAATACAATCAAATAATAGTGGAGCTTCTGCATCAACTGATATCTTCAATGTGGCTGATATCGTGTATGCTGCAGGTTCATCACCAGATTACGTATCTCAAGTCGAGTTAAATGACTCAACTTTAGCTAACGGATCTTCTGCAACATTGCAGATTCTTGGTCCTTCAAAAGATCCAGATAACAGTGATGTAGGTTCTGCGAATGTCAACTGGGTCGTTAGAATTAACGAGCATCTGTTAGACATGAACGTAAACGGCGTATAATAGGAGGATACAACTATGGCCATTTCTAGAGGACAACTAGTCAAAGAACTAGAGCCAGGTTTGAATGCCCTATTCGGCCTGGAGTATAAACAGTATGAAAATCAACATGCTGAAATATACGTAACTGAAACTTCAGACAGAGCGTTTGAAGAAGAAGTTATGTTATCAGGATTTGCATCAGCGCAAGTCAAAGCTGAGGGATCTGGTGTTTCTTTTGACAATGCTCAAGAGACTTTCACTGCAAGATACACTCACGAGACAATCGCTCTTGCATTCTCGATAACTGAAGAAGCTATTGAAGATAACCTGTATGACAGACTCGCGTCTAGATATACAAAAGCGTTAGCACGTTCAATGGCACAAACAAAACAAGTTAAAGCGGCTAATCCATTAAACAATGGATTACCAACTGCGGACAATTTTGATGCAGGTGATGGTGTTTCTTTATTTAACACAGCTCACCCAACAATTGCTGGTTCGTTTAAAAACACTTTAACTACTCAAGCTGACTTAAACGAAACTTCATTAGAGCAATCAATGATTGACATTGCTGCGCTTACTGATGAAAGAGGTTTAAAGATTGCTGCTAGAGGCGTGAAAATGATCGTTCCAAGTGAAAACCAATTCACTGCGGAGAGATTAATGAAGTCTCAAGGTAGAACAGCTACAGCTGATAATGATATCAATGCAATCGTATCTATGGGTATGATTCCGCAAGGATACAGAGTGAACAATTTCTTAACTGATACTGACTCATTCTACATTATCACTGACGTGCCAAATGGTATGAAGATGTTTGACAGAGCACCTATTAAGACTGCTATGGAAGGCGACTTTGATACTGGTAACGTAAGATACAAAGCTAGAGAAAGATACTCTTTTGGAGTCTCTGACCCTAGAGGTATCTTCGGTGTTGAAGGTGCATAATCTTTAACGATTTTTGGGGCCAGACACAATCTGGCCCCAATTAAAAATTAGAAAGGAAAAATGACTTCAAAGTACAAAATCAAAATATTTACCAAAAAATTACAAACAGAATTTATTTTAGAGACTACAAGTTCTATGCTTGTTATGTCTCAAGTCCATAAAGAAATAATTGACTTTCTAGGAAAAAACACTATAAAATGGGAGCCGAACAAGCTTAATTACAATGGTAAAAGCGAGTTCTATATAACCTATGAGGAGGTTAATGATGGCTCAAGACAACATGGTGTTGTTCGCGAGGAAGATCCACTTCGAGTCTAGATGGAACGAATTGTATCTTAAAAACGGCGGAATGGTAACACCAGAAATGTCAGCTCTAGGAGATCAAATCAAAAAAGTAATTAGACAGATTTTGAAAAACCAAGAGCAACCAAAGAGGAATCCACAGGATCTAGAGTACCACAACTACGCTAGTTAACTAGGGGTCTATCTTTTTAAAAAAGTGGAAACACTTGCTAAGGGGACCTTTCTGCTATATAAAAATCTTACTATACATTATTAAATTGACATGGACGCGTATAGTCGACGGCCTAGAGACCATGTTAATTAAACTAGGAGGATAATAATATGGCACAAACTACATTTTCAGGACCAGTAAAATCTTTAAGAGGATTCGTTACTGCAGGACCTGACGCGGTTGTAAACATCACAGCGGAAACTACTTTAACTTTTGCTGCTCACGCAGGTAAAGTGATTAAAGTAAATGATGCAGATGGTGCAATCACACTTCCAACAATCAAAGCAGATAGCAAAGGCGGATCAGCTGGATCTGACGATCCTAACGCAAACAATCAATTAGGTGCAGTTTACAAATTTTTTGTAGGCACAGATTGTACTGATTGCGATATTAAAACTGATGGAACTGACAAATTTGTCGGTCACGCAACTGTTGTTAACGTTGCAGATGGAACTAATAGTACATTTGCACCAGCATCATCAAACGATGTTATCAGCATGAATGGCGGAACTAAAGGTGGAGATAAAGGTAGCACGGTTACAATTACTGCACTTGAAGATAACGTATATTTAGTAGAAGCTGTGTTGATCGGTACGGGTACTGAAGCAACACCTTTTGCAGATAGTTAATAATTTAAGGTGCTCCTTCGGGAGCACCTTTAAAAGGAGATATAAATGAGTTATAAGGGCGATATAAAATCGGTAAGAGTTACAGCAACCGGTGCAGTATTTGCAGGTAGAACTAGACTAAGAGGAATTATTTTAGCATCAGACGGCGGAGGTGCTGGAACGATTATACTTCAAGACAATACAGATAGCACAACTTTGTTTCAAGCTGACGTTCCTACAGGAGATGTTTTTTCAGTAAACTTTCCTGAAGATGGAATTTTATTTAAAGGTGGAATGAAAGTTTCTACGATTACAAATATAGACGCAGCTACTTTATTGATTGATAAGTAGGAGTTTAAATGGCTAATACTACTTCTGGCACATACGTATTTGATAAAAATTTTTCTATTGATGAGATTATAGAAGAAGGTTACGAAAGAATTGGTATGTCAGGAGTATCTGGCTACCAGCTAAAAAGTGCTAGACGATCTTTAAACATCATGTTTCAAGAATGGGCAAACCGTGGTTTGCACTATTGGGAAGTACAAAACAATTCAATTACTTTAGTTAACAATCAAGCAGTCTACACTATGTTTAGATCAGAAGGTGACGGTACCTCTGATGCTACTGCGGTTTATGGTGTTGATGATGTTTTAGAAGCTTCTTTCAGAAATGCATCAAATGTTGATACACCGCTTACAAAAATAAATAGATCCGCTTATCAAGCTTTGTCAAATAAAACTGACACAGGTCAACCCACACAATATTTTGTTCAAAGGTTTATTGATAAAGTTACCATAACCCTATATTTAACTCCTGGAACCAGTGAAGCAGGTAAATTTATAAATTTTTATTATGTTCGAAGAATACAAGACGTGGGTGATTATACTAATGCTACTGATGTGCCTTACAGATTTGTTCCTTGTATGTCTTCTGGTTTGGCTTATTATTTGTCTATTAAATACGCTCCACAAAGAACTCAAGAATTAAAATTATTATACGAAGATGAATTACAACGTGCTTTAGAAGAAGACGGTTCTTCTTCAAGTTCATTTATAACCCCTAAAACTTATTATCCAAATGTCTAATACTGCTTCAGGAAAATACGCAAAATTCATATCTGATAGATCAGGTCAAGAATTTCCGTATAAGGAAATGGTTAGAGAATGGAATGGGTCTTTTGTTCATATATCAGAATTTGAAGCTAAACACCCACAACTACAACCAAAATCACATACTGCTGATCCACAAGGTTTAAAAGTTGTAAGACCTGCACGAACAGAACCAGCAACGCAAAATTTATTACCTGGTAACCCGTTTAATATCACATCAGGATCAACAACGATTACAGTCACAGAACCTTCACACGGAAGGTCATCATCTGATACTGTAGTGTTTAGAAATGTAGATGGTAGCCCTGGAGGCGTAGTTTTTACAGCATTTGAAAGTGCTTCTGGATTTAGTATAACAGTTACAGGAACAAACAATTATACATTTACGTTAGGATCAACCCCTACCGTGACTGAACAAGGAGGCGGAATGACGGTTACAGCAGGACCCGTTACGTTAACACCATAATGGCAGGATTAAGTTATAGCGGATTAATTACACAAATTAGAAACTACACTGAAGTAGATTCAAATGTTTTAACTACCGACACTTTGGAAAGTATTATTTTAAATGCTCAGTATCGAATTATGCGTGATGTTCCAATCGATGCAGATCGAAAACAACAAGAAGGTGATTTAGTTGTTGGACAAGAAACTATTAATGCTCCTGGGGGAGCTTTGTTTATTAGAGCTATTCAAGTCTATGATTCTACTAGCGCTACCACCGGTGCTAATACTTATTTAGAGAAAAAAGACATCACATATTTACAAGAATATATCCCTTCGACTGAGTCTGCTAAAAGAGGAAAGCCTAAATATTATGCTATGTTTGGTGGCGGCACTGGAGATGGTGATACTAATTCTGGAAGAATGATGTTTGCTCCAGTTCCAGATGCAACTTATAAATTTAGAGTGCATTATAATAAAATGCCAGCTACTTTAGCCTCAGATAATACCACTAATTATATTAGCTTAAATTTCCCAAATGGACTTTTATATTGCTGTTTAGCAGAAACTTATGCTTATTTAAAAGGCCCACAAGATATGTTGCAATTGTATGAAAACAAGTATAAACAAGAAGTAGAAAAGTTTGCTGTGGAGCAAATTGGAAGACGCAGAAGAGACGATTACACAGACGGAACTATGCGAATTCCTTTACAATCAAAACAGCCAAACAGTTAGGAGTTTTATGGCAATTACATCGGCAATATGCACAAGTTTTAAACAAGAGATTTTAGTAGGGACACATAACTTTACTGCTTCATCTGGAAATACTTTTAAGATCGCTTTATATACAAGTGATGCATCTTTAGGTGCAGCGACAACTGCTTTCTCATCTTCAAACGAAATTTCAAATACATCTGGTTCTGCATACAGTTCAGGTGGTGCGACTTTAACAAGTGTTACACCAACCACATCTGGAACAACTGCATTCTGTGATTTTGCAGATGTGAGTTTTACTTCCGCATCTTTCACAGCTAATGGTGCATTAATCTATAACTCTTCGCAGTCTAACAAAGCTGTTGCTGTTATCGCTTTTGGTGGTGATAAAACAGTATCAAGCGGAACTTTTACAATTCAATTTCCAACAGCAGACGCATCTAACGCGATCATTAGAATCGCATAGAGGATAACCCATGTCGGGATGGGGACGATTTACCTGGGGCCAAGCTTACTGGGACGAGAGTGATTTACTTACTACTGGTTATGGAGCAAAGTCTTGGAACGATGGTGAATGGGGCAATCTTGCAAATGAAACTGTAACCTTAACTGGTTTACAAGCTACAACAAGTATTGGTAGCGTTACACTCGATCTAACTTCTATTATTTCTTTAACAGGTGAAGAGTCAACAACTTCACTTGGAACTCCTGTTTTAGATTTAACATCAATCGCTGCGTTAACTGGAGTAAGTTCAACAGTTTCTTTAGGTAGTCCTACTTTAGAATTTTCATATTCTTTATCAGGTCAATCTGCAACCACTGCTGTAGGTTCTCTAAGTCATGAAATGACTTACATCTTGACCATGAATGGTCCTGGTGACTTCATGGTAGGTGAAGTTGATGACCTTAGTGTTGCTCTTACAGAAATTGTTGTGCCAACAGGACAACAAGCAGACTTTGCTACACCTGTTTTAGATTATTCAGGCACTCTTGTAGGTTGGGGTCGTGAAGGTTGGGGTGATCTTGCTTACGGAGATTCTAATAATAAAGTTATTAATGCAGTTGGTTTACAAGCAGCATTTACGTTAGGTAGTACCACACTTCAAACAAGTGAACTTGTAAGTGGCCAGGAGGCAACGACAGCAGTTGGATCTGTGGTTACAGCAATTAGCCCAACGATTGCACTTACAGGTAAAGCAGCAACAACAGAATTAGGTTCTATTACTTTAGAAAATACTGTTCCAATAACTGGTCAAGCAGCAACATCGGGACTTGGAACTCCGGTACCAGAAATTGGTGTTCCAATTACAGGAGAAGAAGCAAGCACAGCAATTGGATCTGTTGAAATTAATAACGCTGAAATTGTTTCAGTTACCGGAATTGCTGCAACCTTTAGTCTAGGCTCAACAGTTCTTGAAACAGGTCAACCTCTAACAGGCATAGCAGCAACCTCTGCGGTAGGTTCAATCACCTTAACAGATGTTACCCAAGGTCTTTTAACGAGTCAAATTACATCGACTTTAGGAATCATTGGTATTCAAGCTTTTGGTAATATTGACACTGGTTCAAATACATCGTATTCTAATACTTCAACGGGTTCGAATGATACCTATTCGGATGTTGCAGCTGGATCAAACTCTAGCTACTCTAATGTTTCAACAGGATCAAATGATACGTATTCCAATGTTGCAACAGGATCAAATACAAGTTATAGTGACGTGGCATAAGGAGAAAAAATGGCTTCAACATATACACCATTAGGTGTTGAATTACAGGCAACAGGTGAAAACGCTGGTACTTGGGGTACAAAGACAAATACAAATTTACAACTTGTTGAACAAATTCTTGGAGGATTTACTCAACAGTCAATAGCCGGTGGTGCTCAAACCACAGCGTTAAGTGTTTCTGATGGATCAACTGGAGCAACGCTTGCTCACAGAATGATAGAGTTCACAGGCACTATTAGTGGAAATCAAATTGTAACTATCCCACTTGATGTACAAACTTTTTATATTTTAAGAAATTCAACTTCAGGATCTCATACCGTTCAATTTAAATATGCAAGTGGTTCAGGATCTACATTTACTTTTTCAGCAACAGACAAAGGTGATA